CAATGCAAGGGTCTACGGCAATGTAGAGGTCTACGGCAATGCAAGGGTCTACGGCGATGCAGAGGTCTCCGGCAATGCATGGGTCTCCGGCAATGCAAGGGTCTCCGGCGATGCAGAGGTCTCCGGCAATGCATGGGTCTACGGCAATGTAGAGGTCTACGGCAATGCAAGGGTCTACGGCAATGTAGAGGTCTACGGCAATGCAAGGGTCTACGGCAATGCATGGGTCTCCGGCAATGCAAGGGTCTCCGGCGATGCAGAGGTCTCCGGCAATGCAGACTATACAACCATTCATGGTTTCGGCACTCAGTTCCGTACAACTACATTCTTTCAGTGCGAAGATAAGCAGATCAGAGTATCTTGCGGTTGTTTCTTAGGAACAATTCCAGAGTTCCGCGAACAGGTAAAAAATACCAGAGAGGGCAAAATTGCGGAAGAGTACCTTATGATTGCCGACCTGATGGAAAAGCATTTTGTAAAAGAAAAAGAAAGTGGTGAATAATTATGACCCCAGAAGAAGTAAACCTTTACGTCAAAGAAAATGCAGAAGTTCATCAGTTCGCTGCAGAGGTTGCAAGAATCATATCAGGCATTCCACAGATGCCGGAATTTTCAAATGAACGCCTGACAGTATCAGACGTGAGCAAAATGACAGGCATTCCTACACCATCTGTCAGAGCAGGAATTATATACGGATGGTTGCCTATCGGTACGGCGTATCGTGGGAATAAAGTGATTCACGACAGAAAAGGTTCTGGCAGAATAGAATTTGTTATCTCTCCAAGAAAGCTCTGGGAAGAAACAGGATACATCTGGAGAGGAAAAGAAGCATTAAAGTGATAGTGCCCCGGCGGTGAAGCCCCACCAACCGGAGCGTTGCACTTACTAATCTACGCTTAGTAGGTACAGGTTAATTATAACTTCGTATCTGCTAATTGTAAATACCAAAAAAGGAGAAATTAGCACGATATGAGCAGAAATAGCACAAATAAATGTGAAAATGTTCCGAAATGGGACGAACTTGAGTTCATTCTTGCGACAGAAATTGTCGAAGAAAGTAGAAAAAAAGCAAGAAAATGGTTTATTGCATGGTTGGTCACAACTTCCGCACTGGTAGCCAGCAACCTTGCATGGATTGTAGGAAAGGTAAGATGAAACAGTATATCATCATTGCGGCGTGTGTTCTTGCTGGTAAATACATAGACATACCTGTCTGGCTGAACATTGCTTTTGCGATTACTACATGCTGGACAGTTAAGCAGATCAATAAAGAATGGGAATAAATACAGGAGGGAAATGAAAATGTTCGAAAAAGAAATAGATGAACTGTACGGACTCTGTAAAAGAGTTGCACATGAAGTTCCAGATGCATTCATTAATTTTGATTATTCTTCAATAGGATTGACGGTATATGGAACAAAAAATAAAAAGGAACTTTATGAACGCGGAAAATGCGAATTTCAATGGGACATATCCGAAAGAATCTACAATGAGCCTGAACTTAAAGAATATAGTCTCACTGCATATAAAACCATAAAAGAATATCTTTTGGGACTCCTGATAGATGGGAAGTGTCCGCATGAATAAGCAGGCTGCAATCTTAAAGCTCTTGCCAAGTCTGGAAATCGTGAGCTGCATTAATGAGCTTCTTCGTGAGCTTCAGTCAAGAGGCGATTATATCCTTGACTACGAGAACTGTGATATGTCACTGGACCATATCGAATACCACAAAGCCGAAGATATCGACGGAGAAAAGTTCGGAGATGCATCAGATAACCTTTATTGTTTCTTTAAGGTGGTGTAAGTATGGACGAACGCATTCAGGAAGTATTGAGATTAATCGACATACAACTTGCTACAGTGCCGGATAATCCAATTGAAGAACAGTACAAGGCAAGAACACTGGCGAACTATATACAGGCTTTAAATGGGCTTTTAGCGGCTCAGAAAACAACTAAGGAGGGCAACAATGGAAAAGTTTGAAATCCGTATTCCGGCTAAAAAGAAGAAAACAATCAGTGAAAAGGAGAATCCGGTTGTGAAGATTACTCCAGAAGCATACAACACACTGGTTGAAATCTATAACGAATCAACTATATCTATGAAAGACATTGCAAGTTTACTGATTGTAGAAGCCAGTAAGTGCGTGGTCTATGACAAGGGGGATTGAAATTGAATATCTATGAAAAATTAGGAGTTATTCAGTCAAAGCTGAAAGCCCCAAAAGGGCAGTATAACTCATTTGGAAAATATAAATACAGAAGTTGTGAGGACATTCTTGAAGCAGTAAAGCCGCTTCTGGTAGAAACAAAGACAGTATTATGCATCACTGATCAGATGGAAGTGGTCGGGGACAGAATCTATGTAAGAGCAGAAACACATTTAAAAGATGCAGAGGATTCTTCTTCTGAAATCGTAACAGTTGCTTATGCAAGGGAAGAAGAGTCAAAAAAAGGCATGGATTCTTCACAGGTGACAGGTGCAGCTTCATCTTATGCCAGAAAGTATGCACTGAATGGTTTGTTCTGCATTGATGACAACAAAGACAGTGATTCTACTAATACAGGCAGCAGCGGAAAAACAGCAGCTAAAAAGCCAGAATCAAAAGAACCTGTTGAGATGATTACTTCAGAAAATGTAATGAGCATCCAGAATATCATTGACAAATATCCGAATTCTAACTTGTTTGAACAGATTAAAACTCGTTTCAAGGTAGACGATGTGAAAGGACTCACAAAAGAAAAAGGGCAAAAATGTCTCAAAATGTTGATTGAGTACGATAAACAGCATAGTGGAAAGGAATAAAAAATGAACAAAGTTATTCTTGCAGGACGATTTACAAGAGATCCAGAAGTCAGATATACAAATGATGGAACATCAATCGCAAGATTTTCCATTGCAGTAAATAGAAGATTTGTAAAAGAGGGTTCTGATCAGAAAGCAGATTTCTTGAATTGCATCGCTTTCGGAAAGTCGGCAGAATTTATCGAGAAATATTTTTCTAAAGGAATGAAAGCGGACTTATCCGGGAGAATCCAGACCGGCAGTTACACCAATCGTGATGGACAGAAGGTATACACAACAGACATTGTTGTCGAGGAAATTGAGTTTGGCGAAAGCAAAGGTTCTAATCAGAGTCAGCAGAAGCCGGAGACGCCGCATCCAGAAACAGACCCAGACGGATTTATGAGTATTCCAGATGGAATTGATGAGGAGATGCCGTTTGCATGATACAAATTGACAGTAGAGAACATCAGAAAGTTATTGATGGCATTAAAAAGGTATTTGACGAGGCAGGAGAAAAATGGTTCGTGTCAAAGCTGTATGTAGGTGATTACATGAATTATGATAACCCGCGTTTGGTAGTTGATAGAAAACAGAACCTTGCAGAGTTATGCGGAAATGTATGCCAGCAGCATGAAAGATTCCGATCTGAAATTATCCGGGCAAACGAAGCAGGAATAAAGCTCATATTTCTGTGCGAGCATGGAAAAGGAATTGAAAAGCTGGACGATGTTCTCTGGTGGGAGAATCCCAGGGCGAAGAAACGGGTTAAGAAAAATGGTATCTGGATTGAGCAGGAGCAGAAAGTTATGCACGGCGATACGCTGTACAAAATTCTCTGCACAATGCAGAGAAAATATGGCGTTGAGTTCCTATTTTGTGACAAGAAAAATACTGGAAAACGAATAATGGAGATTCTGTCGGATGGACAAAGAAACAATTAAACAGCAGAACAGTATGAGAGACGTTCTGAATAGATACGGAATGATTCCGAACAGAGCTGGCTTTATCAGTTGCCCATTTCATCCCAGTGACCGTACTGCTTCATTGAAAATTTACAAAGACAGCTACTATTGCTTCGGATGTGGCGCGTCAGGAGATATTTTTACTTTCGTTCAGAATATGGATAATTGCGATTTTAAGACAGCATTTCAGATTCTTGGTGGAACATACCATAAACCTGATTTTTCGTTCAGAATGGCAATATATCACGCTCAGAAGCAAAAAGAAATGAGAGAGAAAGCAGAACGGAAGAAGAATGAAGAATTGCAGGAATGTTTGTCCGATATTGATTTTTACAGGTCTATTCTTGACAGAGTAAGGCCATTATCAGATGGATGGTGTGAAGCATGGAACAAATTACAGCTTGCATTATATAAGCATGGATTCATAACAGGATTGGAAGAAGGTGATTAGAAGTGGAAATGATAAACAAGCTCACGAAGGATTCTATTCTGGATGAAGAAGTGTTTGACGAGATATTTAGTCAGGAAGACGAGATATACAAGGCACGTCTTACACTGACTCTTCTGGACAGAGCCAAGGAGCTTGGCGTGAAGAAAAAATTTGAAGATTTGCTGAAGGCTTACACGAAAGTGCAGAAGCAGATGATCGAGAAAGAGAAAAACAATAGAACAGTGTCTATGCTGGACCAGTGGACTAACTTCTCTGATTGCGAATATGACAGAATGAAGTGCCTTAACTGGATAGCAGATGATGACGGAATCAGAATATCAAACACAAATCCAGGATCACCGGACATTATAGCCTGTTATCATCCTATTCTTCCGATTGAACGAATGAAGAATCTGGAGACCGGGGAAGAACAGATAAAGCTAATCTATAAGAGGAATAATAAATGGTCCGAGGTCATTGTGCCAAAAACCATGGTTGCATCAGCCAGTAAAATTGTTGGTTTATCCGCGCTTGGCATTTCAGTGACTTCTGAGAATGCGAAGTTTCTTGTGCGATATCTGTCAGATGTTGAGAATGCAAATGATGATTATATCAACATTCAGTATTCCTCCAGCAAACTTGGGTGGATCAGGGACTATTTTCTTCCATATGACAAGGATATTGTATTCGATGGAGATATGAGGTTCCGGCAACTGTATGAAAGTATCAGCGTAGGTGGCAGCAGAGCAGAGTGGTATAAACATGTAAAAAAGGTTCGTGCTACCGGAAGAATCGAACCAAAAATCATGTTGGCCGCAAGCTTCGCCAGTATTCTGATCAAACTGGTCGGTGCTCTTCCATTCTTTGTGGATTTATGGGGTGAAACCGAAGGCGGCAAAACTGTGACACTTATGTTGGGGGCTTCCGTCTGGGCGAACCCTGGCGAATCCAGATACATAGGAGATTTTAAAACAACCGATGTGGCGCTGGAAGCAAAGTCCGATATGCTCAACAACTTACCGTTGATCCTGGACGATACTTCCAAAGTATCGGCTAAAATCCGGGATAATTTCGAAGGAATTGTATATGACCTGTGTTCTGGAAAAGGAAAGAGCCGTTCCAACAAGGAACTGGGTGTTAATCGGGAGAATCGCTGGCAGAACTGCATTCTGACCAATGGTGAACGTCCACTGGCCGGGTATGTCAGCCAGGGCGGAGCGATTAACCGAATTATTGAGGTTGAGTGCTCTGAAAAGATATTTGATGATCCGCAGCTTACCGCAGATATCCTTAAAAAGAACTACGGATATGCAGGAATCGACTTTGTGAATGCAGTTAAGGAAATGTCCGTTGATGATATAAAATCCCTTCAAAAGCACTATCAAGGGCTTATACAGGACGATGATAAGATGCAGAAGCAAAGCATATCAATGAGCATTATCCTGGCAGCAGATAAAATCGCAACAGATCAGCTGTTCCATGATGGCCAGTACATTGACATTGAGACGGCTAAGAATCTTCTAACAGAGAAAGAAATGGTATCTGAAAACGAACGCGCTTACTGGTTCGTGCTTGATAAGATTGCCATGAACGGAATTAAATTCGATGATAACCCAGATATAAAAACAGAAAGGTGGGGAATTATTGACAATGACCCGGTAGAGAAAACGTCGACTGCAATAATTTATAGCGCAGCGTTTGATGATCTATGCAAAATCGGAAGATTCTCCAGAAAAGCATTTTTGTCATGGGCTGTTAAGAAGGGACTTGTGGAAACCGACAGCAGAGGATATCCGACCAAAGCAAAAAAACTTGACGGAATTGTCACCAAATGTGTGTTTTTGAAAATTGTAGATGAAATTCCGAAAGGATTCATGAATTGTAATGATGATTTTGAGATTACAGACGATATTGTGTTTGATTAACAAACAATTCGTTCAAAAGGTAACCGGGTAACCTAGGTAACCTTTGATTCTGTATATATATATTTGAGTATTTATATACACATATTGAGTATAAAAGTTTCCCTATATGAGAAAGTCAGGGTTACTCGGTTACTCGGTTACCTACCTGTAAAATCAATGGTTTACACGAATTAGCACGGTTACATCTCGGTTACTGTGGGTTACTTATATTAAAATAATATAAATATATTATATTTATAAAATAAAATTAAATAGAGCGTATACAGTATATTGTATACAATATTCAAAGGAGATGATAAAAATAAAAGTAGAAGCAAAGGATATTCCGTATATTCAAAAATTTATGACTGAATTTTGGAAAACTATAAAAGATTTCTATTCAGCCGAACTTACAGACGAATATTCCAAACAGGCTACTGATCGTCTGATAGAACTTGGAGAGTATGCGGAAATGTGTCCTGATGATAATGATAAACAGTTTATTAAGAATTGTCTAGTTGCTTTTAATAAATTATTAGATTCTAGGCAGAGGGAAGTGAGAAAGAATGTACAACACTAAGAACAAATACGAACAGGGACAGGCTCTTAGAAAAGAAATCTACATATATGTAGTAAGCTACTTTAAACTTGTTGGATACGCACCATCGGTCAGCGAGATTTGCGAGAAGGTAGACGCAAGCAGAGCTACCATCTGGAGACATTTAAACCAGCTTATTGATGATGGGTTGCTTAAAACAGCACACCCAAGTACTGATAGAACCTATGCTCCGACAGGATACGGGTTCGGAAAGGTGAAGAAATGAACAAAATGCGTGAATATGAACGCGGCAGAGAAGATGGTCTTGACCTTGCTAGACGAATCACCAGAGAGGGCGGTCTTGAAGCCCTCGAAAAGGAATGCAGATTCAGGGGAGTAACAGGAATACATACTTCCCTGGCAAGAAAGGATCTGGACAAAGCATCTGAGAAGATCAAACAGCTTGTATCTGAATGCTGCGTGATCATGGCGATAGCTGTTCTGCATGATGAATTTGGATTCGGTCAGAAAAGATGCCAGAAGTTCATGGCAGGCATGGACAAAGCTTCGGACTATATCGACCAGGGCTTGGCTGAATGGATTGATTATGTGCAGGCTATCAAGGAAGAACTAGGAATCGTGGTAGAGTTTCATGGATAAAAAGTCTATAGAATCTGCTATACAGAATGAATGCAAAAGTATTATTGATTATATCAGGCGTTGGGAAGATATAAATGTTCATGGTTGTAATGATCCGTTCTGGTCAGACGGATGCAATATGAACCTATGTCGAAACCACATTATATACGCAAAAGACAAAATCCGTGAGATGTGTGATCAGACTGGAATTAATTATCCAGATGAATACTTTTCCCCAACGCCACCGGAAGTAAATAACTGGTACATGGCAGACCTAAAGAAATTTCCTAAAAGGGTAGAACGGGTTTTGTACGGCGGAAGAAAAGCTGTAACAAAGAAATACAGCTATGACAGGAATCAGTTAACATTAAGCTTATGAGGATAAAAAAAGAAACATAAATACAGAAATCATGGAGTACTGCACAATAGCGTGTCAGTTGTTTACATGAGGAAAGTGAGGCAAGTAATGAATATTGATAAAGCAAAATTGAAATTAGGAATTTGGTACGAAGATGAGAATGGAAATGTGATTAATCAAAAAGAAGATTTAATGTGGGAAGCACCGGAAAAGGCAAGAACGTATCATTCTTGTTTCCCACTGCAAATAACGGAAAGCATTTATGCGGTACATAGCAAAACTCAAAAGGAAACGTGCAAACACAAAAGAAAATATTGGAAAAAGGATACAGGTCTGATAAAGGGATTAAAAGGCCATATATGCACTAATTGCGGGTGTAGCCAAACAAGAAAGTGGTGGCAACCATGGGGAAGAAAATGGGATTATGGAACGGGTACTACACCACTTATTGACTTACATACAAGTATTGGAGGAGGAAATCAAGATGTCATAATGGCAATGGTAAACAGCGGAGATTATACACTACAGGAAGCACTCGTTGTTTATTCTACGGCCTGTGAAAGATGTATGAATGTACTTACATACAAGTATTTGAATGGAGCGGATGGATATGAAGAATATTCAGACGAGTGGGAAAAATGTAATACTGAATGCGATTTTTGTAAGATTAAGGAGGACGCAAAATGAAATTATATTTCTACATTTTAGACAGTAACAGAGAATACAATCCAGAAACTAAAACATTAGGAGACTATATTTTCAAGATCAGAGTTGAGGAATGCGAGGTAATGGAAAAACCAAAGACGTACAAAGCAGTAACACAGTTTCCGGAAGGAATTTACATCGGATACGTGAAAAAGGAAGATATCGGAACAATTTCTGGTCATTCAACGCCGTACATTGCGCTGACAGTACCGAATTATCAGTTTGTAAAAAATAAATTTTTAGAAATATATAACGTTGAAATCAGCAGACTTAAAAAAGCAATCGCTATGTACGAGGATAAGATAGCCGCAATCGAGGATTACAAGGAGGATGCAAAATGTTAATCAGAAGTCAGAATAAGGAAGTTTTAGCTACACTTGAACTTTTATTCGATATCGAAGTTTCGGGTGGAGTAATAAGTGCAAGAAGAGATATGAGTTGGTGCTGCTTGCTCGGAGAATATTCCACCAAAGCAAAAGCCATAAAAGTACTGGATATGATTCAGGAAGCTTATAGTGAATATCAAATCATGTTGAATTTCAGTGTAAGTTATCTTCACGAATTTAAAGAAAAAACAGATGGATTTGATATCTTTCAGATGCCAGAAGATTCGGAGGTGGAAGCATGAGCGATGGAATGACGCTTGTTCAGAACCATATAAGGAGGACTAAATAAATGTTAAAAATAATACATTGCAAAGGAAACGGGCAAGGTAGTTGCAAGGGATGCAGCGATAAAGGCATCTGGAACAGTCACTGGGCGTGCTTCTTATACAAGATAGAGGGGATTGAAGGCTGTTACTGTAGAAAATGCGTAAAGGAAATCATGCGGGAGGAGGACCAAACATGACAGTAAAGCAGTTATTGGACGTTATAGATAAGAAAACAATGGTAGAAGTCAGAGGCGAGCACGACTGTGAACTTATATTTTCTACAAACAGAAATTGCGGATACTATACAAAAGACACTTTTGAAGAAATAAAAGAAAATACAGCCACACAGATTACTGCACTCGAAGAAGATCTGATTGTTATTTATATTGATTCTGAGATATGGAGGGAATAATCAATGGAAATGTCAATTTTCAAAAAGGATGGGAAGACCTACACCAGATTCAAGGTCACGCTATGGATTTAATAAGAACAGGAGGGAGAAAACATGTCTCGGTTAATTGATGCTGACGAATTAATTAAATACATCAAAATTTGGGAAATTGGAACAAGTATTAGTTCTGACCAGAAAGAGTTTATCGATTGTATCAACAGGCAGCCGACAGCTTTTGACGTGGACAAGGTTATCAATGAATTAAAAAGAGATAAATTCGTTGAATCGGAATGTATCTTATCTGACGTACATCAAGGATACAATGCTGGGTTGAGAAAGGCAATCGAAATCGTGAAAGGCGGTGGAGTTGAATGAGTAAATCAGTATTAATCATGAGCACACCAAAAGGATGTTTTGCTTGCCCATTTCATATGGCGGATTTCAATTTTAATTTATGCCTTGCAACAAGAAATGATTCAATCAGAACTATTTCTAAAGTAAGCCATGAAGGATTCAAAAAACTGGCAGGAAGACCTGATTGGTGTCCACTGAAAGAATTGCCGGAGAAAAAAGAGTATATCGTTCCAATTGACAATGTAGAATCACAAAAAGATATTATTGCGGTTGGTTGGAATGCCTGCTTGAGAGAAATTACAGAAACAAGCGATAAAAACGAGCGATAAAAGCAAGCAATAAGGAGAGGTGAAGTAGATGGAGAGATTAACAGAATGGGAAAATGGTAGTGTCACATATAACGAAAAACGAGAGATTGAATGTGGTGAATATTGTGATAGCTGCTCACAGGGCGCAGGAAATTGCGAAACAATAAAGAATATGATTAAAAAACTCGCTGAATACGAGGACTTAGAAGAACAGGGCTTGCTTGTGAGATTGCCGTGTCCTATTGGCACAACTGTATGGGACATATGCGGCATGGATATTCGGGAAAACGTGTTAAGTGGAATTGAATGCGGCAAAGATGGTAAACAGTTTTTGTGGGCAAACCATGATGAATGGCTCGGAGAATTAAATGATTTGGTATTCCTCAATCGTGAAGAAGCCAAAAAGAAGCTGGAGGAGATGAAGAAATGAATAGCAAACCTACACCAGACATAACGCCAAACCTTGCTATATCAGCATACCACGTACTACAGCAATATTGTACTGGACAGCCAGTGGATTGCAAAGGCTGCGGATTCTACGAACACTGTCCAGAATGTTTTCGAGGCATGCCATGTGACTGGAGTTTGAATGAAGAAGGTGAAATAAATGAATCTTAGAAAAGCTACACTAACCGACTATGGAGTGCCGCCGGACGATATACCGGCACTTCAAAGTCATTTCAGACGCCTTGACGAGAATGACAAGTACAATCTTCTGCAAGTGTCAATCAAATATGCGCCAGGCATAGAATCACAAATCTATGACAGCATAGTGAACTGCATAGGATACCGAACAATGGAACGATTCCGAGATATTCCAGTATCTGAAAATGATTTCTACGGATACAAGCGCAGGATCATGGCAGAATATTATCACTTGGCAAAATTGACCGGAAGATTATAAAATTGATAAAAACTAAAAGTGGTGTAGAGGTACATAACCCCTAGCGTGGTATTATAGTATATATCTATAACTATGCTAGGGTGTTTTAATTCAGAAAGGATATGATTGGATGATGATAGGATGGCAAACGACCAGAATTTAAATAATAGAGCGGCGACGCAGTTTCGAGCAGGTGAGGAACAGGTGAGAATTGCAAAAAAAGGTGGTATTGCGTCGGGTCAAGCACGTCGTCAAAAAAAGACTCTTTCTGAATTAGCAAAAATGATAGCTGAGAACCCTGCCCCGACTGCCGCAAAGAAGAAACTCGCAAAGATGGGAATATCTGATGAGGATGCAAATAATAATGCCTGTATTGCAGCTGCTGTATACGATAAAGCTATCAAAGGGAATATGCAGGCAGTGGACAAATGGGAACAGTTGGTAGCTGTATCAAAATCAGACGAAAGCAAATATGAGCTTCCTGCCAGAGTGCTCGGCAAGGCATTCGTGGATATTAACCGTCAAATCAAGCCTAATATTGAATATGTATTTGAGGGCGGTCGAGGTGGTCTGAAATCTTCATTTGTGGCTTTTAAGATTGTTGAACTTATCAAGAATAATCCTCAGATGCACGCCTGCATTACAAGACAGGTGGCCGGTACTCTGAAAGATTCTGTATACGCTAACATGAAATGGGCTATCAACGAACTTGGACTGATGGAAGAATTTGAATGCAAGGTGTCGCCACTTGAGATCAAGTATATTAAGACTGGACAGACAATATACTTCCGTGGTCTGGATGATGAAACTAAACTGAAATCCATTAAGCCGGAGTTTGGATACATCGGAATCCTCTGGAAGGAGGAAAAAGATCAAATGAAGGGAGATGCCCAGGAACGTTCTGTTAATCAGTCAGTGCTTCGTGGCGGTGACGAATCCTATGATTTTTCATCATATAACCCACCAAAATCAAAATCAAACTGGGTAAACAGGATCAAGCTTACACCTAACCCGAAAAGAGTTATCCATCATTCGAGTTATTTGGAAGCTCCGACGGAGTGGCTCGGACAGAAGTTTATTGACGATGCAGCGCACCTGAAAGAAATCAATCCAGAAGCCTATGAGCATGAATACTTGGGCGTTCCGAATGGTGACGGTGGAAACGTATTTGAATATCTGGAAATCAGAGATATTACAGATGAAGAAATCAGTCGCATGGATCGTATTTTCGCTGGCGTAGATTATGGATGGTACCCGGATGCCTTCTGCTATCTCCGAACTTATTATGATTCTGCCAGAGAGAAAATATATCTGATTGACGAATTGTATGTAAATAAATGGAGCAACTCCAAGACTGCTGATTGGATCAAGAAAAAAGGCTATGACGATTATACGATGATATGTGATTCTGCGGAACCTAAGTCTGTGAACGACTTCCGGGATGTCGGACTCCCTGCAAGAGGAGCAATCAAAGGCCCGGGGAGTATCGAGTATGGTTTTAAATTCTTACAAACAAAGACCATAGTCATTGACCCGAAGCGGACACCGAACGCATACAAAGAAATTACAGAATATGAGTATGATCGGGACAAAGAGGGAAATGTAATAAGCGGTTATCCTGATGGAAACGATCACGCAATCTCGGCACTTAGGTATGCTTATGAGCCGTTATTTAACAGGAGGGGGTACAGTGCATAAAATGTTAGATAGGTACTTTTCAGATAAAATAAATAAATTCTTAAGCATCGGTTTAAAAATATATGGATCATCTGACATTAACGAAATCTTAAAAGTTGTAGAATATGAAGACATTATTGTGCGAGATACTTCTGTAAGATGGATGGATTTTAAAAGGTAGATTAAATGGGACTTATAACAACACTAAAAAGGTGGTTTAACATGATATTCAAAAAGCAAGCCGAAGAGGACTTTAATATTCAGGCGGCAGAGTTTCCAGAGATGGAATCGCTGATTAACCGGTGCGCGAACATTTACAGGGGAGTACCGGAATGGCTAGATGACAAGAATAATATCAAGACGATTAATTTTGCTAAATCCGTCTGCTCCGAGACTGCCAGACTTGCAACATTGGCGATCGGCATTCAGATTGACGGCTCTGCAAGGGCAGCATGGTTGCAGGAGCAGATTGACAAGGTATATTTCCAAATACGGCACTGGGTGGAATACGGATGCGCTTACGGAACAGTATTTATTAAGCCGAATGGCGAGAACCTTGACGTATTTACTCCGGCAGACGTGATGATTGTGGATTACGATAATCAGGAAATCAAAGGGATTATATTCAAGGACTCTTATACGGTTGGACGGAAATATTATACACGGCTTGAATATCATCGTTTTGTTGAGACCGCTGTGGATGGAGTGACGACCTATCCGTATTATGTTTCTAACAGAGCTTATGTATCAAAATCTCCTCAGTCAATCGGAGATAAGATTGACCTCAAACAAACCAAGTGGGCTGACCTCATGGCAGATACGCCGCCAATACTCAAAGCGAACGGTGAGAAGCTGGACGGGCCATTGTACGGAGTACTTCGGACGCCACAGGCGAACAACGTGGATATTAGTGCACCATTGGGATTGCCAATATTTGCCGAAGCTATCGAAGAGTTAAAAGACCTCGATATTGCATACAGCAGAAACGCCGGAGAGATTTTTGATTCGCAGAAGATTGTTCTGGCAGATGATAGGCTGCTGATGCCAAGCGGTACACCTGTAGCAGCCATGTCACCACAGGGCATGGAGAACAGACGTAATGAGATGAACTTACCGCACTTTGTCAAGAATGTATTCGGACAGGACGAGAAAGAGTTCTATCAAGAAATCAATCCGATTCTCAACACAGATACCCGTATAAGCGGCATAAATGCCCTCCTTGGACAGATTGGATATAAGGTCGGATTCTCTAATGGATATTTTGTATTTAATGAAAAAAGCGGAATACAAACAGCCACAGAGGTAGAAGCAGGACAACAGAGGTCTGTACAATTTATCAAGGACGTAAGAGACCAATTAGACAAAAGCATAAAACAAGTAGTATATGCGTTGAGCGTATATGCAGATTTATATGGATTGGCTCCAGTCGGTGCATATAAAGTTCAGTGCAACTTTGGCGAAATGGCATATTCTTATGAGAGAGACCGAGACAATTGGTGGAAGTATCGCTTACAGGGTGACTGTCCTCCTTGGATGTATTATGTCAAATTCGAAAATATGACAGAATCCGAAGCGAAAGCAATGGTCAAAGAAGCTCAGCCAGACGAACCGAAACTGTTTGGAGAGGAGTAATTATGTTAAGCCCAGAATATTTACGCCGGATAACAGAGGGCAGTGAACAGATTGCGGAAGAATTGCATCAGTATATCATCTCTGAGATTGTGTCGAGAATGATGGCAAGAATCGGCAGAGGTGAGGATTATATTCTGACCAATGCCGATGCGTGGAGAATCAGAACGCTACAGGAATCCGGTGAACTGTTAGAGGACATTCTGGCAGAATTATCCAAATACACCAAACGCGAACAGCAGGAGCTTCTTGAAGCGTTTGAAGATGCCGGAATCACTGCAATGAACTATGATGATAAAGTATACAAGGCGGCAGGATTAAGCCCTGTACCGCTCGAACAATCGCCAGCTATGATAAGACTCATGGAGCGAAATATGCTTGCGACTATGGGCGAGTGGAAGAACTTCACAAGAACAACTGCAAGTGCCGCTCAAAGGCTCTATATCGAACAATGTGACCTTGCATATAATCATGTGATGACTGGGGCAGTCGGGTATACACAAGCCATTAAAGAAGCAGTTAATAACGTTGTGAGTGATGGTGTTACTGTCACATATCCATCTGGCAGAAAAGACACGATTGAAACAGCAGTAGCACGTTCTGTCAGGACCGGCGTGGCTCAGGCTACGGGAGATATATCTCTAAAACGCATGGAAGAAATGAACTGGGATTTAGTTCTGGTCAGTGCTCACATGGGAGCCAGAACAGGTGACGGCGGTGAGAATCCCGGAAACCACTCATGGTGGCAAGGCAAGATATACTCTCGTTCTGGCAAGAGCAAGAAATTTCCACCGTTCTCATTGACCGGATATGGAACGGCGAGTGGATTGTCAGGGGTCAACTGTCGGCATAGTTTTGGAGCCAGTGATGGAGAATTTAATCCCTATACAGAACTATCAGCGCAGGACAAAGCCAACAAAGGTAAACAGTACGAAAAAGAACAGCGACAGCGCACTTATGAGCGAAGAATCCGAAAAACAAAGCGTGAAGTCCTTGGAATGCAAGCGGCGGTTGATAACTGCAAAGACGAACAGGCAAAATTCGCATTACAGCAAGACCTTGACCGGAAGTCTTATCTTTTGCAGAAACAAAATGCTGCATACAAAGATTACTGCAAAGACAATGATCTAAGAGAGCTGCAAGACCGACTCATGATTGCTAAATGGAACCGCCAGAATGCTGCAAAAGTTAGAGGAGCGGCAAAGAGATATAAAACAGCAAAGGGGATTGACTGATGGACAGATGGGAATATTTCAATCCTAATCCTGTTAAGGACAAGAGAACGGGAGATTGCGTTGTCCGGGCAATATGTAAGGCAACCGGGCTTGATTGGGAAACGGTTTTTACCGGATTAATGATACAGGCATGCGCTCTGTCAGATATGCCAAGTGCAAATTATGTCTGGGGAGCGTATCTTTATAAGCATGGATACAGACGTAAGCTGATAGAACAGTCAGAACGATATATCTATACAGTCAACGACTTTTGTACAGACCATCCGACAGGTACATACATTTTATGCATAGATGGCCATGTAGTGACGGTACAGAATGGCAAATATTACGATACATGGGATAGTGGTAATGAGATCCCGGTATACTACTGGGAAAAGGAGTAGCTAAATGAGCATATCAGAATTTGTGCAGATTTTCCTCTCTATCTGCGGAGGAGTGTCCATTGTCGGAGGTGCGGCAGCAGTAATCTTTAAGTGGATTACACCGGCATTCCGACTTAATAAGCGGGTAGAGACACTGGAAGAACATGATAGACGAGATTATGAAAGTCTTCGGAGAATCGCAGAACGAGATTCATTAATTCTGGAAGTGTTATCGACTATGCTGGATAGCCAAATCAGTGGGAACAATGTCGAGGAGTTAAAAAAAACAAAACAGAAGCTCACGGAGTATCTTGCACAGAATCAACGTTAATTGCATTAATAAGGGGTATGCTCATGAAATTATATGTGTTCACGAAAAAAGATATAGACAGGTTCTTGACAGAGTGTAATTTTACACCGGATGAAGAAAGACTGTTTCGGCTGAGATGTCAGGAACGCACTCTTGAATACTGCGCTGAACAGATGAATGTGAGCATATCCACGGCGAAACGGTTGAGCCGGAGAGTGAATAATAAAATAATCAAAGTGTGCTGATACTTTTTGGATACTAATTAGAGCCAGAAACGACCTGTTTCCGGTTCTTTTTTTATGTAAAAATATAATCAGAAAGGCGGTGTATAAGATGGCATTATATAACAATCCTTATCAATATAGTTTTGGCGTTCCGGGACAGATGAATCAGTTCCAGCAACAGCCTGTCCAGATTTCAACTCAACCAGTACAGCAACCACAGCAGAATAATAGCGGTATCCTGTGGGTATCCGGCGAAGTAGGTGCAAAATCCTATCTGGTAGCGCCCGGAACAAGTGTTTTACTGATGGATTCAGAGAGTGAAAAGTTCTACATAAAATCCACAGATGTATCCGGTATGCCACAGCCATTACGAACGTTTGAGTATCATGAAGTAGGCGCCCAGATGCTGCCTAAACAGCCTGTTCAGAACATGGACAATAAATATGTCACCAGACAGGAATATGATGATTTAAAGGGCAAATACGAGGCTATCATAAACCGATTAAATTCTTTTTCTGAACCTGTTAGGGCTAATACCACACAGGAGCCAGCAATCAAGGGAGGAAGCACAGATGAGTAATTCATTATTTAACGCGCTTGGTGGCGGAATACCACAGGGAAATGGGCCAATGCAGATGATACAACAGTTTATGCAGTTTAAACAGAATTTTAAGGGAGATCCGAAAGCGGAAGTCCAGAAAATGTTACAGTCCGGGAAGATTTCCCAACAGCAACTTAATCAAGTTCAGCAGATGGCAGGGCAATTCCAACACATGTTGAAAGGAATGAAATAGTACATTACAATCTGGCCAGATTGATGTAAATACACAAAAAGGAGATTATATTATGGATGGAAATTATAGCTTAGCAGATATTGCCGCTGCTACTGGAAATGGTAGAAATAATGACGGCATGTTTGGTGGAGATGGTAGCTGGTGGATTATTGTTTTATTCATTTTTGCTTTCTTCGGATGGGGAAACAACGGCTGGGGAAATAATGGAAACGGCGGCGGATATGCAGCCACGGCAGCTACTCAGGCGGATATTCAGAGAGGATTCGACAACTCCGCTGTGATTAGCAAACTTGACGGAATCAACAATGGTCTCTGTGATGGCTTCTATGCCATGAATAATGGTATGCTTACCGGCTTTAACGGAATCAACACAAACATTATGCAGACCGGCTTTGGCATTCAGCAGGCTATTAACGCTGACACTGTAGCAAATATGCAGAATACAAACGCATTGCAGTCTCAGTTAGCTCAGTGTTGCTGCGACAACAGAGCGGGACAGGCACAGATCAGATACGATATGGCCACTAACGCTTGTGCAATCCAGAACTCAATGAACAACAACACCAGAGATATTCTGGACAATCAGAACAGCAACACCCGTGCCATTCTTGATTATCTTTGCCAGAAAGAGACAGCAGACCTTAGAGCAGAGAATCAGGCACTTAAACTGGCGGCTTCTCAGTCCGCACAGAATGCTTACATTGCGGCAAACCAGGAAGCGCAGACAGCAGAACTGATTCGTAGGATAAATCCTATGCCTGTGCCATCCTACGTAGTCCCGGCTCCATATCCATATTCTGGATGCGGATGCAATGGAAATTGTAATTGTTAATTTTTTTTGACAGAAAAATTAGAATTGTTTATGTACCTAATTTCTGATATAATATAAAAAAAGAAGGAGGTTAGGTACATGGCAATAAAAGATTTATCTGGTGAAAAATTTGGCATGCTTACAGTGTTGGAATACGCAGGAAAGAGTGAAAAAGGTTATCATTCTTGGAAATGTAAGTGTGATTGTGGGAAAATCGTAGTAAAAAGCGGAAAAGGTTTAAGAAACGGACATATAACGAGTTGCGGCTGTAGGCACAAAGCCAAAGACTTAACAGGTATGGTATTTGGAAATTTAAAGGTTGTAAAAATAGTAGGCAAAAAAAATAGAAACACATTATGGCTTTGCCGCTGCGAATGTGGAAAATATGTTGAATGCTATCAATATAATCTTGAAAGAGGTACAAGTACTTCTTGTGGATGTCTTAGAAGCTATTATGCAAAAAAAACAAGGTCTTGTCATGGAGAGTCTACAGGGAAGTTTTATAAAAAGTGGAGTTCCATAAAATCAAGATGTTACAATAAAAATACTCCCAGCTATAAAAATTATGGCGGAAGAGGAATAAAAATGTGTGATGAATGGCTTGATTTTTGGAGCTTTAGAGAATGGGCGTATTTAAACGGATATTCCGAGGGACTTACACTTGAAAGAATAGACGTAAATGGGAATTATGAACCATCAAATTGTAAATGGATACCGATGGAAGAACAGGCGAACAATAAGCGTAATAATTCATTTATTGAATATGGTGGAAAAAAGCAAACATTGTCGCAGTGGTCAAAAGAACTTGGTGTTGGAAAAGAAGTTCTTAGTTATAGGTATCGAGCGGGATGGACACCGGAAGAATGCCTTTTCGGAAAAGAGTCCGTAGGGAAACATCAGCTTCCAAGAATGAGCATACCGGAATATTTAAAAAGTAAATAATAGTATCTTAATCTTTATGATTATGTCGGCTTATGCCGTATTACACAGAGGGGCAGGCTGAGACCTGTCCTTTTGTGATATGAAAGGAGTATTTTTATGTCAGAATTTACAAATGTAGCTGCTCAGACTGTAGCAGCAAATGGAAATGTAGTATTTTCAAACATAGCAGTCAAAGGTTCTAACTGTATTCAGCACAGAGAGGGAAGTGGAATCATCACGCTGAGAGGACTTACTAACCAGTGCAAGGCTAGATTTTTCGTGGACTTCTCTGGCAATATCGCAATTCCAACAGGCGGTACTGTCGGAGCTATTTCTCTGGCTATTGCAATCTCTGGCGAACCTGTATTATCTTCACAGATGATTTCCACACCAGCAGCAGTAGATCAGTACAACAATGTGTCCGCAGGTATCTATATTGATGTGCCTCGCGGATGTTGTGTTAATATCGCAGTAGAGAATACCAGTGATCAGGCTGTTTCTGTTGCGAACGCAAACATTGTCGTGACCAGAGAAGCATAGGAGGTGTGATTATGAGAGATATTAAAGACTTATGCGCAAGAATCGAAGATGAACTTTCCAAAATCGCTGATAATGGACTGACCACTGGAAATCTGGAAATGACATACAAGCTGATTGATATGTACAAAGATATCAAGAACACACAGTACTGGGATAAGAAAGCGGAGTATTACAACGCTGTCCTTGATGAAATGCGTGGCGGATACAATGACGATTACAGCGAACGAGGAAGAAAGCGTGATAGCATGGGGAGATACAGCTCAAATGATGGCAGAATGATGCCAGATTACGACAGGGGCAGTTCTTATGCTAGACGCGGTGAACATTATGTCAGAGGTCATTACAGCCGTTCTGATGGACGGGATGCTTATGACGATTACATGACGCAGAAGCAAAGCTATCGTTCCGGCAAGTCTGAAGACTGCAAGAGGAAGATGCTTGCCGCTCTGGAAGAACATCTGGACGAACTCACAACAGAAATGAGCGATATGTCCAAGGACGCAGAGTGCCGGGAAGAACGTGATCTTGTCAAGAGATATGTAGAAAAACTCCGGGATATGCTTTAAAAACACAAAAAAGTGGTAGAGAGGTAGTTAAAATAAATCTGTTATAATGTAATTGTGCAGCAGGAAGCACAAGTAAAACGGTTGTTTTGACATTTTCGTTTTAATCCTCCTTTCTTTAATTTAGTAGCTGGTGCACACGCTTTGATGGAAAGTTAAACAGGTTCGAATCCTGTCGTGTGTATTTGCCGTCTGGCACGCAAGATGGCACACCTCCTTGATTAAGGTTTTTGTTATTCATGCTTTCTTTAAAAAAAAGAAATAAATATCCGAAACAACTCGTGGTAGGCATAACACGTTAAATACCTTGCTAACCCGGGAATCCGGGTTATGTGGAATGTAGCTCAGTAGGAAGAGCGGAGATGCTGAATTCTTGACGTCAGAGGTTCAAGTCCTCTCATTCCATTACCCTGCCAGTGGTCTAACTGGCTTAATCCATTTACCTGCGGCGGCAGGTCAATAAACACGACCAGGAGGATGTTATGCAGAAACTTATTGACACATTAAAATCATTTGGAATTGAAATCCCGGAAGATAAACAGGCAGATGTGAAGAAAGCACTCTCTGAGCATTATAAGAACGCAAAAGAAGTAGCGAAAACTCTGTCGAAAGTCGAGAGTGAACGTGATGACTGGAAAGAACGTGCTGAGACAGCAGAAGAGACCCTAAAAGGTTTTGACGGCATCGACCCGGCGAACATTCAGACAGAGCTTGCTGGATGGAAGAAAAAAGCGGAGGACGCAGAGAAGGAATTTAATGCGAAGATTTATGACCGCGATTTCTCAGACGCACTTAAAACAGCACTTGATGATGTTAAATTTTCCAGTGAGGCTGCAAAGAAGTCTGTTATGGCAGACATCAAGGAAGCAGGATTGAAGCTGAAAGACGGTAAAATCCTTGGACTGAATGACCTGATCGAGCAGATGAAACAGTCTGACGCATCAGCTTTTGTGGATGAATCTCAGCAACAGGCTCAGCAGAATCAGGCAAGGTTTACTACTCATGTTGGACAGCAACAGACACCGGGAATCATGACAAAGAAAGATATCGAAGCAATCAAAGACCCGTCCGAGAGACAGGCTGCAATTGCTCAGAATATCCAGTTATTCCAGTGATTTTTTTACACCGACTATACGCCAGAGTATAGCCGCTAACCCAATACCTTAATAGTTATGGGTAGAAAGGATTTTTTATATGGCAGCAAAAGCTAATCTTATTATGAGTAATGATATCCAGGTCACAGCACGTGAGATTGACTTTGTTACCAGATTCGAAAGAAACTGGCAGCACTTACGTGATATTCTGGGCATCATGAGACCTATCAAAAAACAGCCGGGTGCTGTACTCAAGTCAAAATACGCAGAGGGTACTTTGCAGAGCGGAAATGTTGGTGAGGGTGAGGAAATCCCTTACAGCAAGTTTACTGTAAAAGAAAAGACCTATGCGGAAATGACTATTGAAAAGTACGCAAAGGCTGTATCTATCGAAGCAATCAAGGATCACGGTTATGAGAACGCTGTTCAGATGACTGATGATGAATTCCTTTTCCAACTTCAGACTGACGTTACCGGCAGATTCTATGATTATCTGAAAACCGGTACGCTTACTTCCACAGAAACAACATTCCAGATGGCTCTGGCAATGGCTAAGGGTCGCGTAGAGAACAAATTTAAACAGATGCACAGAAATGTGACTGGCGTTGTTGGATTTGTGAATATTCTGGATGTATATGAATATCTCGGCGCGGCTGAGATTACTATTCAGAATCAGTTCGGTTTCCAGTATATGAAAGATTTCATGGGATTCAACACAATCTTCCTGTTATCTGACAGTGAGATTCCAAGAGGACAGGTTATTGCAACACCTGTTGAGAACATTGTTCTGTATTATGTAGACCCTAACGAATCTGACTTTGCGAGAGCGGGGCTTGTATACACTGTATCTGGCGAGACAAACCTGATCGGATTCCACACTCAGGGCAACTACCACACAGCGGTGTCCGAGGCGTTTGCGGTCATGGGTCTTACTCTTTTTGCAGAATACATTGACGCAATCGCAGTAATCACCATTGACGAAACACCAACGCTTGGCACTCTGACAGTAAATTCCGTGGCTGGAACAGCAAGTGGTGATACAAAAATCACTGTAAAACCGGCTAAGGAAAATACCAACAACGTATATAAATACAAAGTTGCAACAGACGCAGTAACTGTTGGATATGGACAGAACCTCAGAAACTGGAGCACTTGGGATGGAAAAGCCGATATCACAGCGGCAACCGGACAGAAGATTACAGTGGTTGAGTGCGATGGAACATACAAAGCACTGAACGCCGGAAGTGCAAGCGTAACAGCGAAATCATAAATGTAGGAGGTAGCTGGCATGGCTTATGCAGATTATGATTTTTATACAACTTCATACTTCGGTTCGGTCGTGCCGGAAACCGACTTTTCACGCCTGGCGGAAAGAGCCAGTGATTTTGTGGACACAATGACGTTTGACAGGTTGGTGGACGGGCTGCCGGAAAATGAACGCTCACAGAAACGCATCAAAAAGGCAGTCTGCTCACTAGCTGAATTAATGTATCAGATTGAGCTTGCTGAAAAGAATGCTACCAATGCCGCTGTGAGCGGTACGTCAACTGCAATCGGGTCCGGTGGTAGCACTACAGGCATTGTAACCTCTGTATCATCCGGCAGCGAATCCATCTCTTACGCAACACCTCAGCAGATTGGAGCAAGTGCAAAGGAATGGAGCGCAGTGTATGCAGCCGCCGGAGATGTACAGAAAACGAACGACTTGCTCTTAAAGGCAGCGTTGCCGCTTCTGATGGGAGTGAGGACGGATGATGGGATACCAGTATTGTATGCAGGAGTGTGATAGAAATGATGGAATTAAAACAGACTGTTGAAATGATGAATAGTGCAGATTACAAGGAACGCTTTAAGGCAGAGTATATGCAGGTGGTTATTCGATATAAGAAACTTGCGAACATGCTTGAAAAATGGGATAAAGGAGAACTCCCATTTACTCCTACTTGTCCGAGAAGCACTTACAATATGCAGGTAAGAGCAATGACAGATTATATTGCTGTTCTGGAAGCAAGGGCAGTTATGGAAAAAGTTGATTTGGAGGTATGATTATGGACATTTCAACGCTTGGCTCATGCGTAGCAATCGTTATGATTTGCTACATCGTAGGAATGGGCTGCAAAGCATCAAAAAGAATCTCTGATGAATGGATTCCAGTAATCATGGCGGTTATTGGCGGAATTCTCGGAGCGGTCGGAATGGGCGTTATCCCAGATTTCCCGGCATCGGATTATATCACGGCAGTTGCAGTCGGTATGTTTAATGGATTGTCGGCCACTGGCGTGAATCAGGTTATTAAGCAAAGTATTATGAAAGAGTGATTTTATGGGTGGACGTGGTGGAAGCAGTGGATTAAACAACGAGAAGCCAGTTTCTAAGTTAATGTCAAAAGTATATTTCAACTCTGCAAAGAAAAGTGACGCACTCAGAGGAAGTGGAATTGTCAAGAAAGACAATAAACTCGAGAAGGTCATTAATTCAGAAAACACTAGCTATTTTAAGTCAATCAAGACAAAGAGTGAAGCAGTAAAGACAATGAATTATATAAATGACAGATTGAGTGAGAGTAAAAGGAAAATCGCAAAACTTGGAAGTGCAGAGGCGTTATTTAAAAATCAAAGACTTGCTATAGAACATCGAAAATTAGTCAATGCCAGTACAGCCATGAGAGATGAATTGCACAAATTTTCAAAGGCTTCTGAAAAAGGCGATACAAGTGCTTTGCACGATACAAGCCGTACTACCACCACTTATGACAGAGCCAGAAAGCGCAGAATGAAAAACTTTGATTCGTGGTTCTTTGGAAGTGGAAAGAAGTAATCTATGGCAAACCGAGAGACGAGTATAGCTTACGAAAATCTAAACCGCCGTATCTTTCCCGGCGTTGGTGAATACGGCATACCGCAGTTAGAACCGGAATTATTCGAGGGTAACTGTGAGTTTGTCGGATTCAATTACGCAAGAGGTAAATGCAGTAATCCAGAAGGGAAAGCGGTTCATTTCTTCCTGGATGATTACCAGTTTGACGCATTATGGAGGAATCCAGACAGATATGTTGATAAGCTGAGCCAATTCCGGTATGTTCTAACACCGGATTTTAGTACCTACACCGATTTCCCAAAAGCTATCCAGATTTATAATCATTATCGCAAACATTGGATTGGCGCATATCTGCAAGAATATGGTTGCAATGTAATTCCGGCAATCTCATGGAGTACGCCAGATTCTTACGATTGGTGTTTTGACGGTGAGCCAGAGGGCGGAACGGTTGCGGTAAGTTCGGTTGGATGCATGAACAGTTTAGGCAAAAAACGCCTATTCTTATCTGGCTATAATGCTATGATTGAACGATTGCATCCAGAAAGTATTATTTTCTACGGAAAAGTCCCGGAAGAGTGTAAGGGTAATATTGTTAGAATTAAGGCATTTTCTGACAAATTTAACGAGGTGAAGTGTAATGGGTGGTAGAGGCGGCACAAGCGGTTTCGGAAGTGGAAGTGTTGTCATACATAAGCAAGCCGAGCCAAACAAACAGGGCTATTCCTATTATATGACTGGAACAAGAAATGTAATATCGAACTGGGACGATGAGGGTAATTATCATGCCAAGGGAATCTCCAAGAAAGAGGATGTTAGACAACGCTTTGACAGCGTAGAAGAAGCCATTAAATACGCAAAGAAGAACAGATATAAATATTTAAAACTGTAAAAAGGAGGGTATCATGTATGAAAAAACAGTGACGATTTTCAATTATTACGAAAGCAAAACGACTGGAGATGCGTACTGGTATCCTCATGTTTTATCTGGCGTCGACCTCGTTACCGACAAAGGAGCAATCCTTAAAAAGTACGGGCCAGACGCAACAGACAACGCACAGTTGCACGTACGCTATACCGCCCAGAATGGCGATATAACAATTATTGATAAGGATGTCAAGATTCTCCCATGGGTACCGCCTAAGGAGTGGAAAAGACAGATTAACAACGCTCTGGAGGATACTATTACATTCTCAGATGAATCGTTCTTCTGGGAGGGTGAGTGGACTGGTGGAACGATAACTGACAGTGATTATCGAAATGGATTCTATCAGTACATGAACGAGAACAAGGATAACGTGTTCAAGATTACCAGTGTAGGTGGTCCATATACACTGATTCCGCATTTTGAAATTCTAGGTAAGTAATATGAGTAAAATTCATCATTTTAAAGGATTCTCTGTAGTTGACGGAGATATGAAAATTAAACTGAATATGGATAGATTTTCCAGACAGTACCAAGAAGCCCAGTACCTCCTTGATGGAATGGTCATGGACAGTATGGTTCCGTTCATGCCGATGATTACAGGGGACTTTATCAACCGAACAAGAGTTAAAAGTACATCTTTACAAGGCAGTGGAAAAGTATGTGCGGCGGCGGCTCCATACGGGCGCTTTTTGTATGAGGGTAAAACCATGGTTGACGAATCAACCGGAAGCCCTTATGCGAGACTTGGAGCGAAGAAAGTTCTCGTCAGCCAGTTCTCTGGTCAGACAGCCGCAAAGGAGAATCTTGAATACACCAGACAGGCGCACCCACAGGCACAAGCCCATTGGTTTGATGCCGCAAAGCGACAATACGGCAGCACATGGATTCGCAAAGTAAAAGCACAAGCAGGAGGTGGATGACATGGCAGATAAGCCTATCGGTAAGGATGCAACCGGGTATGAGATTCTGACAGATGCAATGAAAGCACTTCTGAACCAGTATCCCGGGCTATACGAAAATGAAACAATCAAATTTGAGGAACTCGGCAAAGAATCCGGAATCGCTTTCTCAGCAGACAACGGAGCTTTAGTCTATTCGGAAAAAGAAGATGTATGTGGAGTAATGCATCAGGTATGCCAGTACCCATTTTATGTGGTTTATCGAACGGCATCCGACAAAGAACGGCAGAAGTTATCTGTTCAGAAATTTCTGGACAGTCTCGGTAAATGGATATGCCGGGAACCAGTTGTCATAAACGGCGCTGAGACACGCTTATCTGCTTTTCCAGAGCTTTCACAAGGAAGAGTAATAAAACGTATCACTCGTGATAATTCCTATGGTTTAGAGCCACAGGAGAGTGACGTACAGGATTGGTTATTACCATTATCGGTACGCTACGAAAACACTTATGAAGTAATATAACGTAACAACCGGCTATTAATTAGAGAATAGTCGCCAACCTACATAGCCTTTTAAAAATGATAGGCAGAAAGGACATTTCTATGCCAGTAACAGGAAAAATTGATCGTAAATATATGGCTCATTACATTGATGCCGGTTCTCTTTGTGGAGGACTGACACCGAAATATGAGCGTCTTGGAAAAGATCTGGAAGAGTATAACGTAGAACTCAATCCAGATACTGAAACATCTAAAAACATTCTCGGAGAATCCACATTCAAGCATAACGGCTACGAAGCTTCTTCTGACGCTGATCCGTTTTATGCGGATACCACATCAGACTTGTTCGAAAAGCTTCAGCAGATCGTTGACGAACGTCTTAAAGACGATAATTTGAAAACAAGTGCAGTTGAAGTACATCTCTGGAAAGAAGCAACAGCCGGTAAATACGAAGCATACAAGCAGGATTGTCATGTTGTGCCGACTTCCTACGGCGGCGACACATCTGGCTATCAGATTCCGTTCACAGTTAATTACGTTGGAGAGCGCGTCAAAGGTAAATTTGACATTACTTCCGGCTCATTCACAGCTGACAGCGAATAATTTTTAGGAGGGTGTAGAAAATGGCAAAAACAATTAATACAAACATTGATGATGGATTTCTTCTTTTTACATTCACAAACAAACAAGGAGAAGTATTTTCTTCATTTAAGCTGAATCCTACCGACATTAACGTTGCGGCAAGAGCGGAAGAATTGGAAACTTTCTTTGAACAGGCTCAGGAATCTGTTAAAAAGGTTTCCTCTGGTAAAGAGATGGCGGAGATCAATAAGCAGATTGAGGATAAAATCAATTATATGCTCGGATACGAAGCGTCTAAGGATTTGTTCAAAGAACCAATTACCGCAACAACTGTGTTTGGAAATGGTCAAGTGTTCGCCTATATTGTACTTGATAAGATTTCAGAAGCAATTGCACCGGAAATTGAAAAAAGAAATAAAAAAATGCAGGCTACTGTTAATAAGTATACGGAGAAATACACAAAATGACCGCCTATGAGTTACCCACCTCACTAAATATCAGTGGGGTGGATTTTTCTATCAGAACAGATTTTCGTGCGATTATTGATATTCTAATTGCCATGAACGACCCGGAATTAGACGAGCAGGCAAAAGCAGTTGTTATGTTACAGATCTTGTTCGAGGATTGGCAGAATATACCGCCAGAGCACTTATCTGAAGCCTGTCAGAAAGCATGTGAATTTATTGACTGTGGACAGGCTGATGATAACTCAAACAAACCAAAACCCCGTTTGATGGACTGGGAACAGGACGGAGATATGATTGTACCGGCAGTAAACAAGGTTGCCGGAAAAGAAATCAGAGCTATTCCGTATATGCACTGGTGGACGTTCTTCGGATACTTCATGGAATCTGGCGAATGCCTGTTTAACACGGTTGTTGGAATCCGTTCAAAAAAAGCAAAAGGTGAAAAACTAGATAAGTGGGAAAAGAAATTCTATCAGGAAAATAAAAACATCATTGATATAAAAACACGTCTCAGCGACGAGGAGCAAGCTTATAAAGATAAGCTGAATGAGATGTTGAACCTCAAATAGTTAGGAGGTGGACACATGGCTGCTGATGGCTCAGTCATTATTGATACCAGAATGGATACAACCGGTGTCCAGAACGGCGTGTCAGCAATCAAACAGTCATTTAATGGACTTGGCAGCGTAGTAAAAAAAATAGGCATACTGATTGGCGGAGCATTCGCAATTGGGAAATTGACCCAGTTTGGAAAAGAGTGTGTAGAACTTGGTTCTAATCTGGCAGAAGTGCAAAACGTGGTCGATGTTACATTTACAACCATGTCGGATAAGGTCAATGAATTCGCCAAAAACGCCATGACCTCAGCCGGACTGTCAGAGACAATGGCAAAAAGGTATGTCGGTACGTTCGGGGCAATGTCTAAGTCGTTCGGATTCTCAGAGTCGCAGGCTTATGACATGTCAACAGCTCTGACACAGCTGACTGGTGATGTGGCATCATTCTATAACATCAGTCAGGATCTGGCGTATATCAAACTGAAATCAGTGTTTACGGGTGAAACGGAAACGCTCAAAGATCTCGGCGTGGTAATGAGCCAGTCGGCACTAGACCAGTACGCACTTGCAAATGGCTATGGCAAGACTACATCTGCCATGACCGAACAGGAGAAAGTTGCTCTCCGATTGGCTTTTGTACAGAAACAGTTGTCTGCCGCATCTGGTGATTTCATCCGAACATCTGACAGTTGGGCGAACCAGGTGCGAGTGATGCAGTTACAGCTGCAATCTCTCAAGGCAACAGTCGGACAGGGATTAATCAACCTCTTTACTCCTGTTCTGAAAGTTATCAATATCTTGCTTGGAAAGCTTGCAACTCTGGCAAATGCTTTTAAGTCATTTACGGAATTGATTACCGGAAAGAAGTCATCAGGTCAAACAGGTGCGAGTGGCGCAGGCCTTGCCGGAACGGATGCGATAGCCGATACGGCCGACCAATACGGAGATGCTGCCGATAATGCTGAAAAGCTGGCAGGCGCAACAAATGACACAGCGGATGCAACTAAGAAAGCCACTAAGGCAGCAAAGGGATATCTTAGTCCTTTAGACGAAATAAATAATTACTCAACGGATAAAAGCGCAGATTCATCGTCAAAAGTACCGGGTGCAACCGGCGGACTTGCGGATCAGATGAAAGATGCTGTACAAAATGTTGATTACGGAAAGTTGGCAGAGGGTGAGACAGTTCTTGATAAAATGTCAAAACCGCTAAAAAAGATAATCGACAGATTTAAACAGCTGGCCAAGTTAATCGCAAAAGGATTCTGGGATGGATTGGGAGATTACGAGCCAATTTTTGACGGAATAAAGAAAGATCTCGATTCCATATGGAAATCTTTAAAGGATATCTTCACTGATTCAGAAGTTACTAAAGCAGCAAATAATTTTTTCGATTCATTTGCATATGCAATTGGACAAGTTGCTGGCTCATTTGCCAGAATCGGATTGACAATTGCGCAAAACATTATAGGCGGAATCGAGAAGTTTCTAAAGCAGAACGCGCAAAGAATAAAGAACTATCTGATAGATATGTTCAACATCGGTGCTGAAATTTCACAAATCGCAGGAAATCTTGCAGTTGCTTTCGCAGATGTTTTCTCGGTTTTCGGCGGAGAAACCGCACAGCAGATTACAGCAGACTTAATCGGAATCTTTGCTGAAATTGGAATGGTCCTTACAGAAACGGCTGCAAAACTTGGCAGGGATATCCTAAACATGATTGCACAGCCTTTTATCGACAACAAGGACATTTTAAAGTCAGCAATCGAGGGTAGCCTCGGAGTAATAGAAACCGTAACGAGTGGGGTCTTAACAGTTGTTCAAAACCTTAGTGACGCAGTATCAAGATTATACGATGAGCATGTAAAACCGTTCTTTGATTCTATAGCAGATGGATTATCAAGTATACTTGAAACTCTAATAACTGGATATAACACATACATTCTTCCGGTGCTACAAGGACTGGCAGAACAAATTAAAGGGCTGCTAGAGGGACCGTTAGGGGATGCTATCCTAAAAATAGAAGCATTTCTCGGCAAGCTTATTGATTCTCTGAAGCTTCTGTGGGAGTCGGTGTTAGTGCCTTTAATTAACTGGATAATCGCGAATTTACTTCCGGTTGTGGCAGAAATAATTGACGTTGTAGGCACTGTGGCAATCAAAGTCATAAAATCATTAATTAAAATTATTGGTGATGTAGCAGACACTCTGAGCGGAATCATTGATTTCCTTGTAGGCGTTTTTACGGGAGACTGGGAACTGGCTTGGCAAGGAATAAAAGAGATTGCAGATGGAATATGGAATCTTATTAAAGACATTATAACTGGCACATGGGACGTAATTAAAACTGTGACGAAAGGCGCACTTAAAATAATAAAAACCGTCATTAGCACTGCCTGGAACGCAATCAAGACAGCGACTTCAACAGTCTGGAATGCCATTAAAAAAACGCTTTCTAATTTATGGAGTGCTCTTAAAGCCACCGCGAATACAGTATTTAACGCAATCAAAAATAAAGTTACAGGTGTGTGGGATAGTGTAAAAAACAAAACATCCCAAGTATGGGAAAGCGTAACTACATTTGTTTCCGATAAAGTAGAAGCGATAAAAAATGCTATCACTAATAAGTTTAATGCCGCCAGAGATGCAGTCAGATCTGCATTTGAAGGCATTGTGAATTTTATTAAAGCCCCGATTAATCAGGCAATCAGTATTGTTAATAATGCAGTTGGGATGATTAATAATGCAATTGGCGGAATCGAATCCGCGTTTTCTTTCGGACCGTGGGAAGTACCTACACCATTCGGAACAAAGAGAATCGGATTCCATGCAACATTTCCACGCATCGGAACTATCCCATATCTGGCTAGTGGTGCAGTTATTCCACCAAGGTCAGAATTCCTTGCAGTACTAGGTGACCAGAAAAAAGGCAATAACTTGGAAGCACCGGAAAGCCTGTTACGCCAGATTGTCCGGGAAGAGTCAGGGAAAGGACAAGGAAATGGAAACACTTACAATGTTACAGTCAATGCATCTGGCAGAAAACTATTAGACATTATCATTGATGAAGCAGAGCTTAGGAGACGCAGAAATGGCGGTCAGAATCCATTCTTGTTAGGAGGTGTGTAAATGGCACAGGAGCAGTTTAAAATTGACGGGGTCACTATAAAGGCCCCTGACACATACAAGCCGGTGTTCGCAACTACATCAACGGAAAGTTCTAAGAGAAGCCAGGATTTAGTTATGCATAACACACCAATGGGAACCATTGCTGGGTATGACATGGAATGGGGCGAACTTAAATGGGGAGAGATTGCAACGATTCTTAACTCTATGATTAACAAAAGTCAGTTCACATTTCATCACAAAGACCCTCGAACCCCCGGCAAATGGATTGACAAGACGTTCTATGCATCTAATTTCAACATGGCAGCGCAAACGCTCAAAGACAATGAAGAACGATGGACAGGATTAACTATTAATGTAAGGAGCATTCGACCGGTATGATTAATGTTACAAATCAGTTAAAGACGGAATCTCTCTTAAATAGCAATTATTATGTTACGGCGAATACGGTGCTGCGTGATGGGACAATTTTAAGCCTGGGAAAAGAAGATTTCTACCTTGACGGAAACGGCATTGTAGATTCTTCTGATTCCGGGGACTTCCCTATAGGTGTAGCCATTGAAAAAACAGCAACATTGGCGCTGGTCAATGATGATGATAGGTTCTCTGACTACAACTTTGCCGGGGCACAGTTCACCCTATTTTTAAATTTGCAACTGTCTGATAGATTGGAAACCATTCGCCGCGGCACATTCATTGTATCAAAAAAACCCGCCACGTCCGATGAGATCAATCTTACTTTGCTGGATTATATGAGCAAGGCAGAGACGGATTACAACACAAATCTTATTTTTCCATGCTCTGCCAGAGAGGTTTTAGAAGATGCCTGTCAGCAGACCGGGATTGTGTTAGGTGACGCAACATTTAAAAACGCAGACTATCAGGTACAGAAGAAGCCCGAGAACACCACTTTCAGAGCAGTAATCGGTATGGTTGCAGCTTTGGCAGGTGGTAACGCTCGCATTGACGAGAATGATAATTTGCGAATTATCACTTTTGACGATGGTGCAGACACTATTACCTTAGAAACAGTTCCATGGTACGACATTAATGGAAACACTATCCTTGACATCGATAGTAACGAGATCGAGACAATTCTCGAGCGAAAAGGATTTAAGCCAAATTTTATCAATAACCTTACTTATGATGTTGATGATGTAGTTGTCACCGGGGTCAAGTATGCAAATGATGAAACGGAATATAAGTACGGCACGGACGGATATGTCATCACGATTGACAACAAGCTTCTGACAGGAAATGAGCAAGTCGGTGTAGATTTGATTGGAAAAGAACTGGTCGGTATGAGATTAAGACCATTCTCTTGTGACAGCATAGCAATCGGATACGCCACATTTGGAGATAGAATTACATTTTCCGACATTAAAGGCAATATTTACTATTCATATCTGACAGATGTAGACTTCGCATTCTCTGGCAGTACAAGCTTCTCTTGTAATGCAAAGAGCATGGAAGATATTGACGCAGATTATCCCGACAGTATGCAGGTAGAAGTTGATAACCTTAAGAAAGATTCCGAAAAGAAAATCACCGCTTACGATGCAAAATTAAAGCAGATGAACGAATTAGCTGCAAACACACTTGGATTTTATTTTACTGAGGAAATTCAGCCGGACGGGTCTTCAATATCATATCGTCATGACAAACCATCCTTGAAAGATTCAAAAGTGATTTATAAAACAGGTGTAGATGGATTCTTCTTGTCAGTAGACGGAGGCCGGACTTGGAAAGCTGGATTTGATAGCAACGGTGATGCAGTGCTGAACATTCTGTATGCTATCGGCATTCAGTCTGACTGGATTAACACTAGGGGATTCACGGCAAAAGACAATGACGGAAACATTACGTTCCGCATTGATGCAGAGACAGGGGCTGTCAATCTTAATGCTACAGAACTCACAATCAAAGGAAAAACGCCTGAAAATGTCGCAAATGCCGAGGTTGAGAAATTTATTACAGAAGTATATTCTCCACAGATTAAGGTTCTTCAGGAGCAGATTGACGGGCAGATAGAAGCATTCTTTGGAGACTATGTTCCTGATGGTAACAATGAACCGGCATCCACTTGGGCAGATGATACAACCAAAGAGAAACACTTAGGTGACCTGTTTTATATCGTAAACAACGAAGAATATGGCGGGCAGGCTTACAGGTATGCAAAGATTAATGGCGAATACAAGTGGGATTATGTAAAAGACACTGCGGTGGTCAAAGCTCTGGCTGATGCGGCGCAGGCACAAAACACGGCAAATGCAAAGAAAAGAATTTTCGGAGCAGAGCCGGTGCCGCCTTACGATATTGACGATTTATGGGTTCAGGGAAAGACAGGGGACATTCTTAAGTGTCAAAAGGCAAAGGCAGAGGGCGCAAGCTATGACGCCGATGACTGGGTGAGAGCATCTAAGTATACAGATGATTCAGCAGTTACAGCCTTTATCAAGGGCGTTTTTGCCGATACGATTGAAAGCCTCCAAGAGCAACTTGATGGTAAGATTCAGACCTGGAGTCAGAAAACAGACCCGGCGCTTGAATGGACAGAAACAGAAGAGATTCCGTGGACAGATGTTGATGGCAATTCCATTCTGGACGTAGGCGGAAATGAGATTTTAATTGTTTGGGAAAAAGGTAAATATATCCACAAAGGAGACCTTTGGCAGAATACTGCAAATAACACGCGTTGGCGTTGGGATGGAAATAAATGGGTAGAACAGGAAGTACCAGACTATCTGTTTGATAAGATTGATGGAAAAGCGGCAGTTTATTTTGAACAGCCTAAGCCACCATACAACATGGGAGATTTCTGGGTCACATCAAAAGCAGACGGCGAAGCTTCTATTAAAACAGCGGTTAGAAGTCGGTCGGATGGTGCATTTACCGATACTGACTGGATTGATTTCAAATATGTGGACAAAACCGATATTGATAATGCAGTCAAAGAGTATGACACAAGTCTTGGACAGGATGAAGTATTTAATAAGCTTACTAATGGCGGTGAAGAGCAAGGCATATATATCAAGGACAAGAAGCTGTATATTAATGCAAATTATATCCTTGCTGGTGTCCTTGCAGGAAAATTTATAAACGCTAAAGGTATTAAGGTTATTGACAGCGATAACCAAATCACGCTCCATATTGATGACAATGGAAAGGTACACATTGCCGCGACAGAGTTTTCGTTAAAAGGAAAAGCTGTATCCGAAATAGCAAAAGATACAGCGTCTAATACCGCGACTGAAATCGCGACAAAATACGCTACATTGAGCGTACTGCTATCAAATGAATTCCAAGGAATTCCAACAGATTCATCTGGCAAATATACTACATTTCCGACATGCAAAACTACGGTAACTGTACTGTATGGTGCTGAGAACGTGACCGCACAGTCAAATATTTCATTCTCTGCGGAAAACGGAATAAGTGGTTCTGCGTCAGGGGCAACGTACACGGTCTCTGGACTGTCCGTGGACAGTGGCACAATCACAGCAACTGCAACTTACAATGGGATGACCGCAAAGAAAGAATTTGTAGTTGTAAAGCAAAAGCAAGGTGATACCGGAAATGGAATCTCGAAGATTGTACAACATTATCTCGCTACGTCCAGTTCATCTGGCGTATCAACAAGTAGTTCTGGATGGACAGAAACTGTACAGATCCCAACACAGGACAATAGGTACCTGTGGAATTATGAGGAGACTTTCTTTACAAACGGGTCTAAGACAACAACACTTCCTCACGTGATTGGCGTATATGGAGAAAAAGGTAAAGACGGACAGGACGGAAAAGATGCCAGTGACATGACTCAGTTGGAGATTTTTAATAAACTGACCAACAACGGGGAAACACAGGGGCTATATCTTTATAACAACAAGGTGTATCTGAATGCTTCGTACATTGACACTGGCGAGCTAGCGGGATGGGAAGTCGGATATAAAAAACTTTCGGCAAAAAATGGCACGTATGGAGAAGTAACACTGGACGCTTCGACCGGAGAGATTTATTCGAAAACGAATACAGGGGTGTATGTACCAGGATATGGTACACTGTATGGAACACGAATTAGAGGAATTGATCTTTACACAGGAACCGTGCATGCGGGATCAATCTCGGTTAATGCCAGTGTTTCGGCGGGCAGTGTTTCGGCTGGTGCTATTAGCGCAACAAAGACCATTGAAGCGGACGGAATTATTAAATCTAATAGTCATATCGAAGCAAGAAATAACGGCCATTTTTACAGTGAAGGTACTGGCACAGATTTAGCTGATGCATCTATTCGAGGAGATTTAATCGTAGCCGGAGTAAGTCGCCTAAATAAAAGCGTGCAAATGAGAAACATTAGTACTGGATCAGGTACTGATTTAGTATTAACCTCATTATCAATGACAGGCGGCGGTTTTGTATTTAAAAAGGCTTCTTCATCAAAACGATACAAAAAACATTTGTCTTTCATGGAAGAATCAGATGTAAAAAATCTTTATGATTTACGACCAGTATTCTTCGAATACAAAGAAGGATATTTGATGGAAAACGACCCTGATAATAAGCGCAAGATACCCGGATTTTACGCAGAACTTGTGGAAAAGTATTTTCCTGATGCTGTCAAATACAATGAAAAAGGACAAGTTGAGGACTGGGATCCGAAAAAACTCCTTCCGGCAGTGTTCGAGTTGGTACGACTGCAGAAACAGCAGCTAGATTCACAGCAGGAAACTATTAATAATCTTATTGAAAGAATTGAAAAATTAGAAAAGGAGGTTTAAGTTATGCCAAAGTGGACAGATTATACGATAAAAGCAGAACCCGCAGATAATGATGAAGTAATGGTACTTGATACAGCAGGCAAGGCAAACAAACGTCTTAGTTTGTCGGCGCTGTTGGGTTTTATTGAAAATAAAATAATGAGCAGAAGATTTGATAATTTAAACACTACTGACAAAACTGTTTTGGGGGCTATCAATGAGGTTGACAGCAATGGGAAACAGTTAAAACAGAGGGTTGATAATATATCAAATTTACCTGATGGTTCAACCACGGCAGACGCTGAACTTGTTGATATTCGAGTTGGTGCGAATGGAGTTACTTATTCTAGTGCAGGCGAAGCTGTACGCGAACAATTTAAAGGCAATGACGAAAAGATTAATTCATTAAAAGAAGATTTAGAGGGCTTTAAGGGCAGCTCATTTACGGCTTCTGAGCAATACAGCGAAAATGTACTTGATAATGATAACGGGGTCATGGAAGGTTGGAATGCTAAAGTACCCGTATATCTAAAAAAAAATATTAGATATTTAATTGGTGTGGCTAATAGTACAGCACTAAATCCGGGCGTAGCTATCAATATTATTGATGAAAGTGGAAGTCTTTTACAAGTCGTAAAGCAAGATTATACTCAAATACCAACTAGTAACGGTGTTCCCTTTGAAAGCACTATTGATGGAAAATTCTATATGCTATTCAAATTCATTGAAGGAGGGATAACTGCATGGAAAAAATTTATGGTTATTAAAGCCCCACAAGAATCCGTTGCGTGGGCTGAAAAGGATTTTGTACCATTTTCATACAAAAAAACTTACACAGCAAACCTAGCAGAGAAAGCAAACCAAATACAATCAAGGTATTATGACAAAACGCACTTATCTTTTGGTGATAGCATTACCGAACAAGCAGTTTGGCAGAGTTACTTTCGGAAGTATCTTGGTACAAAAATGGAATTGATCAAAGGATATAGCGGACAGGCATTATGGAAGAACTGTTCAGAGCAATCTCTTGAAGAAAAACTCGGTAATACTCAATTTGATTTCGCAACGGTTATGTTTGGTACTAATGACTGGGGGCAAAGCAGACAAATAGGAAGCAATTCGGACACGAATGACAATGGAGAATACACGGGCACATTTAAGGGAAGTTTGAATACATTTTTCAAAAATATGACCACAAAATTCCCAAGCAAACCATTCATAATGGTTACACCTCCAAATGGATTTGAAGATTTAGATTATAATAATAAACCATTCTCGGATAATGGTAGAAAAAACTTATTAGGACTATCAATAAAAGATTATGCCGATGCGATTAAAGAATTATCTGCTATGTGGGGCATTCCATGTTTTGATTTTAATTCTGTTTGTGGGTGGAATTATATTAACAAATCAATATATTTGAAGTCCGAATCAAATGGAACATATATTCATCCTAATGGTGTAGGAGGACAAGAATATGCTTACAAACTGGCTAGGTTTTGTGAAATGAATTAGTCAGCAAAAGGAAGCTTTAGTTAATCTTTGTCGAACGAAAAATGTCTAAAATAGAATAAAAAAATACCCTTTTACGGGGCACCATTTAGCATTATCCGGCAGGCAATCACCTGTCGGATTTTTAAATTGGTACAGAGATGCTTTAACGCTAAATGCTATAATCAGAATTAAGTAAGAATCTTTGCGAAAGGAGCGGACAACATGACAACTGAACAGAAGAACGTCCTGAGAAAGATTATTTACGCAGTCGAAACCGGTGGACAGGTTTACGGACAGCAGGATTATTCAGACTTCACGGAAGCCTATGAGAATAATTCAGATGAACACGCAATCACAATCGGGGCAGGAGCATGGTACGCAACCGAAGCCAAGACGCTTCTGGAGCGGATTTACGATGCTGACCCGGAACAGTGGGAGAAAATAGACAAGGTCAGACTTCTGGAACAAGTTCAGACCGCAAATTGGGAATGCTTCAATATTTCCAGAGTGTCACAGCTTGCCGACACCATAGTTGCCCTTATTTCGTCCGATTTGGGCGTTAAATGTCAAGATAACCTTATGGATGAACAATTAGCCACCTATGCAGATGAAGCCCTTAAACAGGGCGTTACGGACGCTAGAGCGCAAGCTATGTGTGTGAACTTTAGGCATCAAGGTGGACAGGGAGCAGTAACAAGGATTTTGGCAAAGACCCAGAAACCATATACACTCGATAATCTCTATGCAGCCTGCCAGACGGACACAGGGAACCAAGTCGGGGCATATAAGGACAGACAGAGGTTTGTTTATAACGCATTAAAAACATATTTTCCAGAAAGTGAGGATAAGAGCATGAACGCAATTGACAAATTAATCCAGATCGCAAAGAATGAAGTTGGATATCTTGAAAAAGCAAGCAATAGTCAGCTCGACAGCAAGACGGCAAACGCCGGAGAAAATAATTATACAAAATACTGGCGAGATATTAAGCCGGATTATCAGGGACAGCCGTGGTGTGCAGCGTTTGTTTCGTGGTGCATGATGAAAGCATTCGGCTTAGACACAGCAAAGAAACTTTTAAAACATTGGCCATACGTTTACTGCCCGACAATGGCAGATTTGTTTACTCTGAACAGCAATCCAAAAGTTGGAGATATTGTTATTTTTTATCGGAATGGCACATTTACACACACCGGAATCGTAATAAAAGTGTCAGGAGATCGGTTCTGGACAGTCGAAGGAAACACTTCTGGTGGCTCTACAATTATTGCAAATGGCGGTGGTGTGTGCCAGAAAAGTTACTACAACAGCAACCTCCCGGGAACAAAATTCTGCACTCCAAACTACAGTTTAGTTAAAAATACAGCATCAACTTCGGACTCTGATGTAGTCAAAAAGCAGAACACAAGAGCCTACATTGCGCAGATTAAAAAAGACACAAAATGTTATACAAAATCAAACAAAAATAGCTCATCTAAACTGTTTCCAAAGCTGAAAAAAGGTGCAGTTGTAGAGGTAATGAAGTACACAGAAACTGACAGTTCCGGGCTGAAATGGTACTTCGTCAGAATCCCGTACCCGAATGATGATGGGTTTGTATTTGAGTTTGTCCCGAAGGGCGTATTTACCAGAATTTCAGAAATTCATAAATAAAAACTCCCGGGGATAGTATCCCGGGAATCATGCTTCTTATAACATATTGTATCATTTCGTTTTGTAAATCCTATTAGTTCGTTGGACACACGTTGGTCACAAATAAGAAAAAACATTTCCTAATTAAATATCCTCTAAAGTACTGTATTTAAAGGACTTTTTGACATTTGCATAGTTCTAATTTAATGTCCTAATTAAATACAATTAGAATAATGAAAATGAAATGAGTGAATTCCTTGTAAAATCGCTGAGAATGTTGATTTTACAAGGGTTTCGCGCGTTTTTATGTTCTGAATTGTGATGAATAAAATTGATAAAATAAGATTCCGTTAGTCACAGTTAGTCACAAATGGGACTTTTATTTTCTCAATCTCTGTGCGGAGTTCTTCCAATGTCCTGTGTCCATATACCGCGTTTGTAACATCTCCACCAAAAGAGTGACCCAGCATTCGCTTCCGGTCGTTCTCCCGGACGCCGTATTTTTCACATAACATAGAAAAAGTATGCCGGCAGTCATGCGGAGTGTGTTTCGGATCGCCAACAATCCCAAGACGTTCGAGTGTAGGATAGAACAGGGCATTACGGTGGTGCTGCTGAGTATATACACAGAGCTTCCCGCCTTGAGTAAGAACCTTTTGCTTAGCAAATTCGTATACCGCCGAATGAATTGGCACTACGCGGTCCTTTCCTGCCTTAGTCTTGATCCCGCCCTGAAAGTATCTCTCTTCCAAGTTAGTCGTCAACTTAAGTACTTCGCCGATTCTCCAGCCAGAATAACACATGATTAATATAAGCTGCACTTCCGGATCAGCAGAATTCTTCCAGAGAATTTTTAACTCATTGTCAGAAAATGGTGTTCCATGTTCAGTGTCGTCATCCACGTTGACTTTTACATACAAAGCCTTGTTTTCCGTTACGATTTCTGAGTAAACAGCATATTTATACATCTGCTTGAACAGAGTAAGAATCGCCATGAGGCTCTGACGCTTTAACGGGCAGTCATCAATTACCTTTTGCAGATCAGGCGCTTTTAAATCCTCGAATACACGATTATACAGAGCCGTGCAGTTTGAGTAAGCGGTCTGGTAAGCTATCTTTGAACTATAAGAAAGTTTTGAACCCTCTGGAAACTTCCATGCGTAAAACTTCTTATATACCTCTGAAAACGTCAATTTCTTGATTTCCGGGTGTTTATCCTCGACACCCTTGATTGTATTGTAGTCAGCAATCAAACGAGTAACAAGGGTATCTACGTCCGTTGTAGGTGATATCTCAAGGTCTCGTTCCATCCCTGGCTGATATGTTCCTGCCTTGTATGCGGTCAGTACAGTAAATCCTTTAATCCAGTCGTCTACATAGCAGATTGCAGGCGGTCGGACGGGCTTTCCAGTCTTTTCATCCAGTACTGCCGGCGGATGGACCGCAAATGGATTCCTGCGGTTGCTGCCCAAATACCGTATTGTTCCGAAACTGTTAGGGAGCTTCGGGTATTTCTTTCTTTTCTTCGCCATTTTTATTCCCTCTTTCTGTAGCTGTATTTAGGTATAAAAATAACAGCCGAACAAACTTTCTGACTTGCCCGACTGCTCCGAAGATGATACAATATGTTTTGCCAGAATATTACATTTCTTCGGAGATGTATAAACGCCACCTCGGTACGCCAATGCCGGGGTGGTTTTTTATTTTATTTAATTAACGGTTACATTGAATATAGCTGAATATTTGTCTGAATCTGAATATCCATTGTCCGAATATTGGTCAACATAAATTTTAAAATTTCCTTTGTGATTTACACCAATACATTCCTGTGCACGACATTTAGCACCTACTGGAATCTCTTCAGGGTAATAAGTTGGTGAATTTGGATAAGTGTATCCGGTGTATCCCTGAGAATCAATATATTTGTATAATCCCAAAGACATATATAGACCGTCAAAATCTGAAGAATGGTATCCAATATTTTCATAGGTGTAATCTACTAAATATACAGCCGCCGGATTAGTACTTGAATAAGGGTTTCTTTCACTCATTTCAGTAACTGAATTGATTGTGAATTTCCATTGTCCCGGAACTGTCCAAGTCTGCCCCATGTTATATGTTTGAACTGATGGCCTTGGAGCTGGTGTAGGCTGCACATAAGGTTTTATGACATTTACAGTGGTTACGAATTCCATTGTTGATACCTTTCCCGTTATGGTTGCACAGCCGACTGATTTACCATGAATCTTTCCACCAGATGTTATTGATACAATGGATGGATTGGAAGAAATCCATTTAACTTTTTGCTTTGTATTGCTGATCTTGAACTGATATGATTTGCCTAAGTCAATAACAGAAATGAATTGTTTCCACTTCGGAACTTCTGATGTGAGCTTGCACTTATAAACAGTTCTTCCTTTTTTCGCAGTAATTACAGCAGTTCCTTTTTTCTTTGCAGTTACAACGCCTGAGGATGAGACAGAAATACATTTCTTGTTGGAACTTGTCCATTTGTATCCTTTTCCCGGCCCTTTAAATTTAGCTTTTTCTGATTTTAAAATGTATGCAGTTACTGTTTTGCCTTTTTTCAAAGCGATCGGGGTTCGGTATGAATAGTATGTAGGTACTATGCTTGAACTTCCTCCAGTATTGGTTCCGTCCCCGAACTCACTTGCCATCGCCGGTATGCTGCATAATAGCAAGCATAGCATGAGCAAAAGTGAAATTACTTTTGAAAATCGTTTCTTCTTCATAAAATCCCTCCTATCATATGATTTTCACCACGCTTCGCACTTTTCATGCGGATTATGTATTTTGTACCGCTGATTTTGCAATATTATGTAAAGTACGGTTATTCGTGGTATTTTTATTTTATCATTTTGAGAACGCGTTGTAAAGATTTAGAATGAAATAGAGTGATTTAGATGAAAAAGAAATGTTTTTTTCTATAAAATAGTGAGAATTCATGTATATCATTGGCAGTTGCCAAGGGCAAACATTAGTGATATAATAGCAAAAACGAACTAATGTTCGGTTCTATTTCCCACGAGCCGGACATATACTGTAGTGTAGGCGGTAGTTGCAATAGGGAGGGCTATTATGGATTATAAGAAAGAGATTATTAAAATGATAGAAAAATGTGATAATGAGGGCAAGTTAAAATTTGTCTATACGATTCTTATCAAATATCTAAAATCAAAGAAGCAAGGGGATTAACCCTTGCTCTTTTTGTTTAACGATGAAACTATTTGTTTTATTGCTTTCTTATCTTCTTTATCGAGTGCTTTATATTCCTCGATAAAGTCTAAGACGTCAGGTTCTGACATAAGATTTCCAATTATGGTTGCATAATCGTCATCGCTTTTAGAACCCATGAGGTATGTCGGTGTTACTTCCAGAGCGCCGCATAGAAGTTCGATAGTGTCCATATCTGGCTTGCACTTATCTTTTTCCCAGTCACTAATTGAATTGTGTTTTGCGTTGATTTTTTCTGCGAGTTGTTTCTGAGTTAATTTCTTTGCTGTTCTGGCTTGCTTGATTTTCTCGCCAAATGTCATTATCGGTTTCCTCCTTTCATAATTAATAATAATATAGAAATTTCGAACTGTCAATAAAATAATTTCGATTTTCTCGAAATTTATTCTTGACATTCGAACATTTCGAAGTTATACTGTAATTGTTCGATAGGAACGAAACTTAAACGGAAAGGAGAATTGAAAATGTGTGTTGGTAAGAAAATTAAGTCATACCTTGAAAACAACGGCATAACGCAGACATTCGTCGCCAACAAAACTGGCATTCCTGTTCAGAAACTTAATCTTTCTCTTAACGGAAATCGCAGATTAGATTTCGATGAATACGAATTAATCTGTGGGGCATTATCTGTTGGGACTGACAAGTTTCTTGAACCGAAGATTCCAGAACGGAAGGAGTGAGTAATTGAAACGTAAAGTATATGTCATGGATTGTGGCAATTTTGTAAAAATCGGTGTCTCTGGAAATGTTGAACAGAGGTCAACACAGATTCCATACAAAGTAAATCAAATCTTTTCAACAGACGAGATAGAAGACGCTTTTAAATTAGAACGTGAAATGCACATGTTATTTGATGAAGATAGGGTTCTAGAGGCGCAAGGAAGAGAATATTTTAATGTTCCTTTTGATATTGCCATATCTGAATTAAAGAAAAGAGCAGATGAACGAAAAAATGTAGAATCTGTAAAACCAATACCTAGAAAGTCACTTACTATCAGCGAAAAACAGAAAGTCATACTCAAATTGATTCCGCTACATAAATATGTTGATGATTTTGACCTCGGATACATGCTCGGCGTAGCAGAGGAGAAAAGCAAATCAAAAAACATGGAAGAATCTGAATATGATTTCCTGCAAGATGGTATCTCCTCTCTGTTATCCCTCAATGAGGATGATTTACGGATGACTTTGGGCTACGCAATCGCATTGAGGGATAAAGAACAAAGGAGGTGAAGAAAAATGTTAGACTGCACCGTCAGTGAAAATATTCTCGGTCAGGTTTCAGTTCAACTCGAAATGACGAGCCACGACTGGTCGAAATTAAAAACCTCTGGTGTGTGGAGTCAGATGGAGCAGATTCTAATGGAATCTGAAACACAAAGTAGCCGCTGCTTCCACCATATCCAGACAAACAAACCGGAAGAGACATGTTGTACAAGCTGTCGGAAGAAACGGTTTTTCCACCGATTTTCCGGTCTGAAGAAGCAACGATAGTTGGCAACTTATTGCATGGATATGTAATTCCGTTAATAACAATGGAGACATCTGTAATTGATATTACGGAATTTGAGAGATTGTCAAACTGGATATAAGCCAAAGCCAGTTGTTTTTCTGGGCTATATCCAAAATAAGGCAAGCTTAAATGAAGATTACGCCGTGATTGAAATAATTGCCAAGCAGTTCCAGCAGACCCTATTAACCCAAGGATAAAAGAAACATTTTCAAACGTAATGATTCCTTTAGCCGATTTTAAAATTGAAATAATTTGATTTATTTTAATCACCTCCCATCTACTGGGAGTATATCACAAGAAAGGAGACTTATGAACGAATTACAGTTTTTTAATTCAGAAGAGTTTGGAGAAATCCGAACAGCAGAAATTGACGGTAAACCGTACTTTGTTGGCACTGATGTTGCCAAAGCTCTTGGATACAGTAATCCGAGGAAAGCCATTCTTGACCATTGTAAGGGAGTAACGAAACGTGACACCCCTACATCTAGTGGCATTCAGTCAATGTCATACATAAATGAGGGAGATTTGTACCGCCTGATTATGAAGTCGAAACTTCCATCGGCAGAGAAATTCGAATCATGGGTTATGGATGAAGTTCTTCCGACAATCAGAAAGACAGGCTCATACCAGAAGCCACTGACGACAGTTGAACAGATACAGGTTATTGCGACAGGATTCTTAGATCACGAAGAGCGGCTTAACAGACTTGAAAATACCATGACTATTGACTACGCGCAGCAGGAATCTATTAGAGACTTAGTGTCAAGTGTCGTAATTGCTCACCTTGGCGGGAAAGAGTCAAATGCTTACAAGGAAATTGGCAAGAAAGTATTTGCCGAATGCAACAGGGATATAAAGACTTACTTCGCAGTAAATGCCCGTAATAACATCCCTAGGCTGAGATTTGAAGAATCTATGGAATATGTTAAGAACTGGCATCCATGTACAAATACAGTAATGTGCATCAGGGACTGCAATGCTCAAATGTGTATTGAGTAGAAAGGAGCATAAATGGACGCATTACAATTTAGTAAAGCCGTCAGCCAGCACTGCAAAGAATCTGGTGGAGACTGTTGCAAATGTGACCTACGGCTTTACTGTTACCTATCGCCAAGTGAGCGACCAGATGAGTTAGTGAGCCTGGTTATTGATTTTTTGCATAACCACATTGAAAACCATGGTCATTATACCCATCACAGTGCGGCTTCATTTCCGTGTATTGATGATATGGACATGAGCACCGCAGTAGGCGGCGACTGTTACCAGAAACCTCATACTCTTCATAAACAGTCACGTGTTTGTGAATCTTGTGGCAATGATACAGTCGTGTAATTGTTTCAACCATATAATTCCCCTTTCGTTATACTCGGCATGTCGGTGCCTGTAAATGCATTATAGGTAGAGGGGAAAGGAAATACAATAGGTTGAATAAAAATCGTATTAAGAGATAAAAGCAAAGTAAGGAGGTAAAAAATATGAAACGCCATCCGATTATGGAATATGTGATTCCAGCAATTGTAGCAAGTGTGACAACAGTTTTAATCCGTTTAGTGCTAGGGTGGTAAGAATTGAAGCAATAATGAAAGGAGTAAATATATAAGCGAAGTTGATGCTTACATCAAGGAAAATACAAGGAGGAAAACCAATCAATGAAAAAATTCGAACTGACAGCAGAGTCAAAAATCAACATCTTTGGAAAGAAGCTTTTCCGTATCAAGGCGCTTATATCATTTGGAGATGTAGAAGAGGGAGAAACTGGTGGGTGGATTGAGAAAGAGGAAAACCTTGAACAGTCCTCCGGCAATGCATGGGTCTACGGCAATGCAGAGGTCTACGGCAATGCAAGGGTCTACGGCGATGCATGGGTCTACGGCAATGTAGAGGTCTACGGCAATGCAAGGGTCTACGGCAA